GAAACGACACGACGGTATGTACGATTTACTAACACTCCAGCTACTCCTGTTGGTGTTGCTGACGATGGCAACGTCGGAAGCGGAAGCGTTGGTGTTAGTGTAGATCTTGTACAACATCCGCCACGTGGTCCTGAGTCTGATGTTTCGTACTAAGGAGTAGCTAATAATGATCGTAATCGGTGAAGAAATGCGTGCCACTACTGGCCCAGCGGGTGGTAGTGCAAACACTGTTCTTTTTGGTCCGTTCCAGATTGAAGGTGACGCTGGCAACCGGCGTTTTAGTTTGCGTGCCCGTAACAAAGGAGTACCAGACAACGCATTGCTTGCTGGCTACTCTGATCCTGCACCAGCTGCTAAAGTTGGCGTCTTGACTATCCGTGCACAAGAATCTGTCGCAGGTGGTGTAGCTACATATGCTACTTGCGTCGGCCAAGGAGCTGCTGCTGGAGTAGCCTCTCTGACGCTCCAGCCTGGTGCTGAGGGTGTGTTAGACTTCGTGGTACGTGGGGGCAATCAGTTTGTCCAAGTTATAAGTGTCAACACTGGTGCTGGTGGCCAAGTTGACGTCGAAGGAAAGTTTGAGAGCACTTCACGCGCTCCGATCAACGCCTAACGGAGACCAAGAGTATGCCTTCTAAAACACTGAAATCATTAGCCAAGCGTGCTGGTGTGTCCTTAGCAACAGCTGAACGCTATTGGGACCAAGCCAAAGAATCTGTCAAAGGCAAGTACGGCAGGATCAAAGAAAACGGCAAGGGCGGCTGGGACTACGTCATGAGCATCGTGATGAAGCGCCTAGGTCTTGCTAAAGAGGACATGGCCTTGAGTGGTTGGCCGATCCGTTTGATCGTCGAAGCTGCAGCCGCGGCCGATGAGATAGCTGACCAGAAGGATTGCGTCTTCTCTATCGAAGAGGTGCCTAATGAGCAAAGACCAGCTCTCTTGCAGCAACTCAAAGATAGTGGGCACTCGATCGTTTGGAAGCTTCTTGAAGGTCAAGTGCTTCTCATTCCGGGTTTGGATGAAGAGCAATTCAAGGGTGTTGAGAATGTGTTGCAGACTTACAATGTATTGGCGAAAGAAGAAGGCCTCGTTGATCCATTGTTAGTCTCGCTCTTCTTGTTAGAGTTCTACAATAAGATGGAACTCAACAGTGAGTCTAAGATTGTGCAAGAAGGTGGTAAAGTAGATGCTTCCGCTCTCATGCAGGAGGTTACTCTCCTAGAAGGTAGCAGCTCTTACAAGAGTTGGTTGCAGTTGCTGTTTCCGCATGTAGCGCCGGAGCTCTTTGACTTTATGGCGGAGCAGTAGTATTGGCAACAACTAAATCGAAAGTCCTTAGATTCCCGCCGGTTGAGCCAGCGCCGCAAGAAGTAGTTCTATCACGCCGGCCAAGAGCGACTTGTGTGATTGTTCATATGCCGGACAAGCAGAGTTACAAACTCACTCCGGCAGATACTGAAATGTATCTAGGAATGTTAGGTTGTAGCGATCCGTGGCATGTTGTGACTATGGTATGGAACTTCTATGCTGTCCACTACAACGTCACAACTGATGAAGCTTTGATCGTGTCTAGGGCTGCTGTCGACGAAGTCTTCCCGGGAAGAAAGTTGAGAGTACCCACAGTACTTGTAGGAACTGGAGGTAGTACCAAATGGTCACCGCTAGAGTTTTGGCAGAAACTAATGCCCCTATCGTCACTAAGACGCCGATAACTGAGTGGATTGGCGAGGGTGCTAGCAAAAGACTCCGCGTCGAAGGTGTCTTCCAAAAGATAGACGCTAAGAATGAGAACAACCGTAGATACCCAGCTTCTGTTTGGAATAAGAACTTAGCTGAGCAGGCAGCGTTTATGTCTCGCCTAAAGGGCCGTTCAGTGTTGGGCGAGTTAGAGCACCCTGAGAGTGGTGTTACTCATTTGGGTAGAGTCTCTCACTTGGTAGAGAACGTGTGGCAAGAAGAGCTGAGTGAGAGCAATAAGTACGGAGTGGCTGCAGGCAACTACGTTTGTGGCTCGGCAATGGTACTCAACACGGGTATGGGCCAGATATTGCAAGAGCTTTACACTTGTGGTATCCCAGTTGGTATCTCCTCCCGCGGGAGAGGGGATGTTGTTAAGGATGCTGAAGGGGTAGATATAGTACAGGATAACTACGAAGTCGACACGTGGGACTTCGTTTACGCACCATCGGTGACAGAAGCTACGCCGGAACCAGTACAACTTACGTCTGCTAGCGAAGGTGTAGACGTTCGCGAGATAGTCAAACAGGCTCACGATATAGTGGAGAAAGCCAACGCAATGGAGGTGACGCCACTTGTAGAGTTCCAAGATCGTTTGCTTTCAGCTAGCCAAGTGTTGGCTGACGGTACTAGCAAGTACCCAGCTAAGGAAGCCGACGCTCTCAAGAAACTCGTCGATAGCCAATCAAAGCAGCTTACAACTGTTATAGAGAAAAAAGTGCATCCTAAACTTGCACTACCAAAACAAACTGATAGTCGTTCCCAACTAACTAGGAGACGTAGAATGCAATCTACTGCTATTGCTAAGCTCATGGAGTGCCTTGCCGATCGTGCCCTTAGGGCTGAAGCCCAAGCTCAGCTGGCTCCAGAGGAGCTAGCTGCTAAACCCACTGCGCTGGTTGTTCAAGACAGCAAGTTGATGCGCAAGTATAAACTTGCTGCATCAATGGCTGACAAACTTCTCAAGCGTTGCCGCCAAGAGAAGAAGTTACACGAAGCGCTACAAAAGCGTTGCCGCCAAGAGAAGAAGTTACACGAAGCGCTACAAAAGCGTTGCGACGTGGCTGTAGAGTTAGCTCACGGACTAGCCCAGAGGTGCAAGAAGTCGCGCATCCGAGACTTTGTTGAAGCAGCTATTGCCGAAGCACCTGAGTTGGCTAAGACAAAGGGCAAACTTATGGAGTGCAAGACTGTCGATGAGGTCACGAAGAGTGTTGAATTGCTACGAGAGGCCGGTACTGTACAAACTACCCCAGCCAAACCTGCAGACGATGTTATCACTGAGGTTCACAACCCTGCAGAAAAGGCTAAGAAGGAAGTGGTACAGGAGGCAGTTCCGTCTCATCCGCTCATGGGCGGAGTGGCGCAGCGCCTCGGTGAAAGCCGTGTGTAGCTTCTTATATACGCTGTTTTGTTTTGTCAATGTCATATTATTGGAGATGAATCGTGGATCAGGAAAACTCAAAACATCTGCTGAATGAGCAGTTGGCCCGAGGCACCGTTCTCGCAGAACGGTGGTCGACAATGCCGGGTTCCCAAATCCGTGGTTTCTCAGGTTCTAAGAAAGTGAATTTTCTTGAAGGTATTCCTCCAGAGCAACGCGAGACTCGTGCAGTCATAGCTACTCTGATGGAAAACACCCTGAAGTGGATGAGAGGTCTTGATGAGACCACTCGTATGCTCCAGGTGGGTAGCTTTGAGAAGTTTGTCTTTCCGATCCTGCGAGCCGTGTACGCTAACTTAGTAGCTGCAGAACTCGTGACGGTACACCCGTTGACTGCGCCAACTGGGTTAGTCTTTTACTTCGATGTCCTTTACGGGACCCAGAAGGGCAACATCAACCGCGGTGGTCGGATGTTCGACGCTCGATCGGGTCCGGGTCAGCAATTCCACTACACTGACGAAGTAGTGGAGGCAGAAGCGGCTGGAACAGGAACTGGCGCCATTGCTAACTACATTGGTACGCTAGCTCACCTCCCCCTTCGCGCTGGTACTATCCGTTTCAGTGATGGTACTCAGTTTGTTTCTGATGACGGCAATGGTGTCCTCGTTGGTAACATCGCCGCTGGCATAAACACGGTCAACTACGCAACCGGTGCGTACAACCTTACGTTCGCTGCTGCAGTAGCTAACGGTCAGGCTGTGACGGTCGATTACGAGTATGATATGGAGGCCAACACGGACGTTCCGGAAGTTGACCTCTTGCTAACCTCCTCTCCGGTTACTGCCAGAGAGCAGAAGCTAGCAGCTCGTTGGTCGCTTGAAGCTCAGCAGGACCTGAAAGCTTACCACGGCATCGACGCCGAGGTTGAGTTAGTTGCTTTCATGGCTAACGAGTTAGCCAAAGAGATCAACTACAAGATCGTTCGTCATATCCGGCAGATTGCTGCTGCTGGTGTTGTCAACTGGAACCGAACTCCGCCCGCGAGTGTTCCTTGGATCTGGCATAAAGAATCTCTCTACGATGCTCTCGTACAGGGTTCCAATACCATCTTCACGGCCACACAACGGAGGCAAGGTAATTGGCTCGTCGCAAGCGTAGGCGTTTGCAACGTCATTGAGACCTTGGCGAAGTTCCAAAGTTCCGGTAGCGATGCCGCTTCTGGTACTGCAGGTATTCGGAAGATCGGTACTATCGGTGAGTTCACAGTGTATAAGGATCCTGCGTACCCTGCTGATGAATTCCTGATGGGCTACAAGGGTAACTCGTTCCTTGATACGGGTTACATCTTCGCGCCCTATCTGGGTCTCTACACCACCCCGACTATTATGCTTGAAGACTTCATCTCACGTAAGGGTATGGCCCAACGTGCAGGTTTGAAGGTCGTCAATGCTAATATGTACCTTACGGGGTCGATCACCCAGACTGGTGGAGCTTTCACTCCGTAATAGGGTGACTGCTGCTAGGGTCTAAAGTGTGACAGCAGTTTAGTGCTCGCTAGCACACCTCGAGAGAGGCATCCTTGCGAGCACTTTGCTTTTTAGAAAGGAGCATTAGATCATGCAGTACCGTTACGTCAATCAGAATCCCTTCCCCGTGATGGTCTCTGGTAAGCAGGGCCATCAAGTGACATTCGCACCTGGCCACGGTTCAACGGATCCTTGGTTTAGCCGTTTTTGTGGCCCACGCAACTTGACGCGAGTGCCTGTGTCAGTTGACCCTTCCAAACCTCGGCCTCTTACACCCTCTCATGCCGCACAAGCACGCACACCAGTCATCAGTAAAGCACAGCAACGTACACCAGTTGCTCCACCTTTGCTATCTGAGCTGCAAGGTGCAGCTGATGAAGTCACACACGATTATGTTAAGAAAGCGGGCATCTATCACTGTTGTCATTGTGATATGTTCCGCACCGGCTCGAAGATTGCTTTCGACAATCACATACGCACTTACCATAAGATGCCTATTGATGTCACTACTCAACAGAAACTGCAGCAACAAAAGTTGCATGGAAGGCCACTACCACAGGTTGCACCAACTGTTGAAGTAGCTCCGCCTGTTGGAGTAGTAGCTGCTCCTGTTGAAGTAGCTGCTCCTGTTGAAGTAGCCGCTCCTGTTGAAGTAGCCGCTCCTGTTGAAGTAGCCGCTCCTGTTGAAGTAGCTGAAGCTTCACCACCTTCTACTGGAATGACAGAAGAGACTGGCACACCGCTGCAATGCCCTCACTGTGATAGGCAGTATAAATCTAGTGCAAAATACCATCTAGACCAGCATATCGCAAAAGAGCATCCATCTTCATGATGAGAGGTGCATATGGCTATAACTTCATTAGTAGAAACTCGAGATTACCTCAAGCGTCGATTGGGCGGACCAACTGTACGTCTTGAGGTTACGGATGATCAAATCAATGATGCGATTGATGATGCTACTCGTCTCTTCAATCGTTATATGATGACTGTACAGTCAGTTTTGCTTACGGAACAGACTGATAGTGTAGTGATCGACTTACCTGCTGGCGTCAACGGTGTGTATTTTGTCAGGTTACTTCGCCCAGCGAGTTATAGATCTGCTGCACGCATGAACATCTTTGAAGTTATGTATCGAATGGTCTACCCTAGCTTACCAGTCGGCGAGTGGTACCTAATGAGAAGTATCTATGAGATGTACCAACGTGTACGAGGTACAGAGGCAGATTGGTACTATGACGAAACCAACGGTCAGCTTTTCGTAGATTGTGTTTCAGGCCCTTATGACATCTTTTACGCGCTTGCGCGGGATTTTACCTTTGAGGGTGTCCTTAGTGCAGGTAGGCGCAATAGGGAACAAGCTGAGTTTATCACAACAGCTTTGGCTTACACTAAAGAGCGATTGGCTAACGTTAGGGGTAAGTTCTCTGCAACTTTGCCAGTGCCCGGTGGTAATCTAACGACGGATGCAGATAAACTCGCAGCTGAGTCGCGAGCTGATTTAGATAAGATTGAATTGTCATTGAAGAAACGTTGCCGTGCTCGCTACTTACCTATGTGGGGATAAGGGATGTCAGCATTGAGGTTACTTTTCAATGAAGAACGAACCGTCAAGCTACTCGACCTGTCCGTATGGCGAGAGTGCATGGATGTGCTGTTCACATATTCACACAATAGGCGGCAGTTTTGTTTGCTGCCATTCAAAGCGACCTTCTGCTAGCTGTGTGTGGCTAGGCGAAGATCGTCCACAACATTGTAAAGGTTTTCATATTAGATTATGTAATGTTAAGCAGTGAAGAGTATACTACCCATTACGATCGTTCCGGTTCTATCTTCGATGTGTTAGATTTGCCATCGAGTATGAAGCAGAAGCTCGTCTATTTTCAGCAGTTAAAACCCTCACATTGGATTGACGGAGCTACTGATACTATAGTTGATAGTCTTCTTCAAGAAGTAGCCGCCCCACCTCCCTCCGCCGTAGGTATCTCTGCTGGCCCTTATCAAGATCTAGATAACGACACTAAAGAGATGGTGGACTACATAGCGCAAGCTGCAGCCAACCGGCAGAAGATTCGCATTCGTTATCGCCCTAAGGTCACCACGGGTCAGCCTGTGTATCGTACCGTGAACCCACTTTCTTTACGTATGCGTTCTATCCATGTTGATGGCTACGACAACCCACCTAGATTAGTCCCCGTTTTGTTCGCGCATGACGAGAATGCACAGACGGTGAAAATGTTTGTAGTAGATCGCATCCGAGTTGTAGCACCACGCCCGAGACGATACACTTCTCGCTATCCAGTAGAGTTTGAGAGCATCTCGGATGAGGCTATAGACGAACTAGTAGGTGAGATGACTGGAAGCGGATCAGTAGGAGCTTACGCTGTTCCACTTGGTGCAACTCCGATTGGTGCTCGTCGTAAGAAGAAAAAGGAGAAGAAGCGAGTACGTACTGAGCAGGACGACTTCGGCGATGCAGACTTCGGTAGTAATGCCGATGACACGCCTATAGATGATTACACAATGGATGATGCCCGCATTGACGCTATACAGACGTTGTTGCAGCGTCTTCAAGATGAATGGAATGTCCCTGAAGTAGATGGTGCATATGAAGAGTTAGCTATGTGGATGGTGGATGATCCTGAATTTAGAAGACTTATGAATCTAGATGATCAGTATCAAGCTTTTCTAGCTGCGGCTGATCATCTCCGGACTTCAACTACTGGCGACTATGCAGCTGCGGTTGAGTACGGCGTGAGTATTATAGGATAATGGACACTAATTACGTACATCTTGAAGACGTATCACATGCGTACTTGCTAACAAAGAATTGGTGCGATAGATTCTTCCCGCAAGTAGCCTACAAAGTGCTTGAGTTGGACGAGAATTATGTAGATGATGTACATGATGAGATTGTAGATGTAGATAAGACCTTCGGCAGTCCTGTAATGCTTAGAGCATTCGTGTTGCCAGCCGAGCAGGCATACCCTCTCACAGTATTTGGTATTGAAGAACTCAGAGACGTCATCCTGCAAGTTTCAGTTCCTAACTTGATAGAAGTTGGTCTAGCCACCCAGGATTCTACGTCTAAAGAGGTAGTATTGCTAGCTAAGGTCGGGGATCGCTTTCTGCATACACATAATACAGAGTATGAGATATTAACCTGGAAGATAGGCAGGACCTTGGGAAATACCGATACCCCCATATTCTTTTTTGCTAGTGCAGAGAAGCTTAGAAGAGAGTCTACTGAGTATCAAACTTCCTGCGCTAGCGGATGCGAAACTAGTGAGGAGACTATGTGAGTCGACCTGATGTGTAGAGTTAGATAGTATAATAAACAGTAAGGGTCGCCGTTGAGCAACCCACGGTTCTGAGTAAGTTCTGCAAGAGTAAGTACATGCCTATTGCAATCAGTTTTTCTTCCTCTGGTCCGAACTTATTAGCACCGTTAACAGAAACTGCAGTAAGCCAGTCTTTGGCTGCTGTTTGTGAACGTTCTGTAAGAATCTTAGAAAGGATGCTTCGTGAAGAGTTAGCTAAGCACTGGCGGGAATTGTCTGTCTCACAACGGGTACGCACTCGCTATCCAGTATTTACTAACTTGAACGTAGTATTAGAAAGGTATCAGTCTTGCTTTGAAGTGAGCGCTACTAACGAGGGTGCGGAACTTACTGTGAGTAGCGATAAGTTGATAGCTAACGGGTTTCCGTCTAACTTACCAACGCTGTTGGAGTTTGGTTCTGAAGATGGCGTATCACCCGTAGCACATATGCGAACAGCTTGGTATAGCTTTACTCAAGACGTATTGCCGAAGATGGCACGAGAGATAATGAATGAGCTTACGTGAGCTGACATTGCAGGGTATCAATCAAAGCTTCCAAGCAACGGCTAAAGATTTTGCTTTCTCGGCTAGCTACCCTAAGAGATCTATCGGTGAGCGTCTTCGTAAGCTCACTTGTTTTACTACTCTCGCTAGCGCTCATGAATCGCTAGTGGGTGTGATTGCCGAGTTGAAGGAGTTAGAGGAAGCTAACTGTGGTGCGGTAGTATTGCGTAAGCTACGTCGCAAGCTTGAAGATTGGTTGCAGGCTGTTGAAAGTACTCAGAGTCGTGCAGGTATCAATGCGGATGAGTTAGTTGAGAATTTGCTCACTAGCAATAGTATGTGTGTCGAAGAGGCTGCTAGTAGTAACCCAGGCTTCTCTTTGTATCAGGGTGTCTAATGACTGTGTCGTCTTATACTAAACCCCAAGTATATAAGGATTATGATAAGTCTGTAGCAGACCAGCTGGTTCATGTGCTCACTTATCCACCCGGGGTTGGTGATCGTCCAGTGCTACACGTATGGGCTACTCCAGAGAGAGCGCTGGCCCAAGTAGAACGTAAGCTTCGTAACAGGAGTACTGATTCAGCCCAGAATGTTTTTCCGTTGGCTTTCATTTCCGTTGATAGGATAGCTACACAGATTGATCCTAAGAGATTTAGCAGAGCTTGGAATAGGCGTTCTCACTATGAGTATACAGATGGTGAACTTTCTGGAGTGTACTCTTACCCTTGGCCTATACCTGTGCGATTGACCTATCAGATCAACTTCTGGGCAAGGAACTTGTTAGAACTGCAAGATTTGGAGATTCAGTTCTTGTTTCTCTTCAATCATGCTATGGAGAAGTACATATCAGTAGAGCATAGTTTTCCAATGGGTACTAGGATTGTATTGACTCAACTTGACGGGATCACTAAGCCAAGTGCTATCATTGAGCCAGAGAAGCAACGTCGGATGAGAGAAGTGGCTACTGTCATCGTCAATGGTTGGGTGACTAGAGCTGCCACACGTTACGGTATAGTTGAAACTGTTACTACTGAGATCTATGAATCTGATGATCTCGAGACAGAGGATGCTCTGTTAGGGACAGTGGTTGTGAACGAAGATGGAAGAGTGTAACCGAACCTCTTTATAGGAGTGTGAACGATGAGTGTGCAAGTTTCTCCAGGGGCGTATGTTTCCGAGCTAGATTTCTCGCTTTACGCTCCACAATTAGCTACTTCAGTCTTTGGAGTGGTAGGTACTGCTAGCAAAGGTCCGATAAATGAAGCTACGTTGATAACTGATGAGGCTTCACTTGTCGCTACTTTCGGCAGGCCGTATTTCAATAGTACTATCCACTATGGCCTTTTTGCTGCAGTTCGTTATCTGCGAAAGGGTCGCCAACTGCTCTTCGTCAGAGTTGGTAACTACTACACGACAGCAGATGATATCTCTATCAACAACGCCGCCGACGCAACTGCTTCCCTCACGGTTACGCCTACCTCGCCAGGCACTTGGGCTAATTATGTGAGCGTAGTAGTCTCTGCAGGCACCATCGCTGGTTCCTACAACATCGTCGTTCGTGAAACAGTGAATGACGTTGTTTACCCAGTAGAGACTTGGAACAATGTACTGTTAGGCACTGCTAATGTAGCTAACAGCAACTACGTTGAGACTCGTCTCAACGGTGTGAGTGATTACATCACGGTAACAGATACACCAGCTCAGGCTACATTGCTTGCTGGTACTCACACCTTCTCTGGTGGACTTGACGGTGCACCTGCAGATGACTCTGACGTTATCGGTGCAGTTGGCGCACCGCCTTCAGTACCACCGACTGGTTTGCAGATCTTCGCAAACGTAGAAGACGTTGATGTCAACATCGTTGCAGTGCCGGGTAGGTCAGAAGCTACAATTATTGCAGCTTTGATTACCCTTTGTGAGACCCGTGCTGATTGTATTGCCCTTATCGCTACACCGTATGGTAAGACAGTACAGCAAGCTGTTGATTGGCATAACGGATCTGGCGGTGGTGTAGACGAACCAACCGCAGCTCTGAATTCTAGTTATGCAGCTTGTTACTATCCGTGGGTGCAGGTGTACGATGGATATAGTGACTCTGACATCTGGATCTCACCAGAGGGTCATGTCGCTGGCGCGATAGCTTACACTGATTCCACTAGGGATCCGTGGATTGCTCCGGCAGGTTTGAATCGTGCAATGCTCTCAGATGTGTTAGACGTTGAGCATTCAGCTACTCAAGGTGAGAGAGACTTCATGTACGGTTACGGTAATGCGCTCAATCCGATCTGTAACTACCAAAGTCAGGGCTATACTATCTGGGGTCAGCGTACCCTACAAAGAGCTCCGACTGCTCTAGATAGAATCAACGTACGCCGAATGATGATTTATCTAGAGAAAGTCATTGCAACTTCTGTTAGATATCTAGTCTTTGAGCCGAATGATAGTATCACTTGGAGCCGTTTCGTACTTTTGGTTAGCCCAATTTGCCGCTCGATAAAGTCACAAAGGGGTCTGTACGATTTCCGTGTCATCTGCGATGATACTACTAACACCTCAGTTACGATCAACCGTAATGAGATGGTTGGTAAGATCTTACTGCAGCCGACTAAGACGGCTGAGATCATTACTGTCCAGTTCGTGTTACTGCCGTCAGGTGCTAATTTTTCAGAGTTTTTAGGTAGCTAGAAGAGTCCGTTTCCGTAAGGAGGATAATCATGCCAGTGAACGTTTCAGCCGATATGATCGCAGAAGCTCAAGGTGCGTATGAGCCGCAACGCAGGAATAACTTTTTGCTTACCATCCACGTCGACGGTATGGACTTGGGTGTCTTCCAGACTTCGTTGAGTAAGTTCCCGATCCATAAGGAATCCACTGAAGTCATCAAAGTTCCGTTTATGAATGAGGAGCGGAAAGTAGCTGGACGAACCACCTACGAAGATGTCAACTTAGTACTCAAGGATTATGTAGATAAGAGTACTGCCCGTGTCTTACTACGTTGGCGCAGAATGGTCTTCAATCCAACCAACGGAAGAATTGGTCTCGCTAGAGACTATAAGAAAGAGGGCTTCGTACAACTATTTGCGCCTGATGGTAGCGACGCTTCGATACGCACGTGGCACTTATACGGTATATGGCCCACAGGCTTTGATATGGGCGATGGTGATATGTCCTCGGCCGAGCAAGTGGAAATCACTATGGCTCTCGCAGTTGACTGGGTAGCAGAGGATCCGATAGAGCCCTCTGGTACCTCAACAGACGCGGCTTAGTGGTTTTGGTTGTAGTCTAGCCTAAGAAAGGAGAATACTTATGGCTGAGAACGACACTTTTGCAGTAGCTAAGAGGGTGCAACTCCCTAGTAGAGGTATCCCTTATGGGGATGCTTTGCCTGAAGGTTGGGTAGAACTAGCACCCATGACAACTAAGGAAGAGAAGCTTCTGCTATCAGCTAGAGCAGATCGCAGAGAATTACTCCATACTGTCGTGAAGAGATGCCTCAAGACAGATACAGTCCCGTTAGAGGACATGTTGGTAGCTGACCATATGTATCTGTTGCTTGAGCTTCGATCAATGACCTACGGGGCAGATTATCGGTTTAGTTTAGTATGCTCACGATGTCAAGACACATCAATGTATTCTGTCACTCTGCCTGAGGGATTGAACATGCGTGTTTTGACATTGGAAGATGCTGAACCCTTTTACGTTGAGCTGCCTCTTTCTAAGAAAAAGCTTGGCCTTCGGCTTCTTAGAGTTAAAGATGAACAAGAGGTGCAACGAGCAATCCGTCAGAAGTCTGCTTTCTCTATCAACAAAGGTAAGGTAGACGCTACTGGTGACGCTGGGTACATCTACCGGCTGGCTAAGCATATTATCTCCATAGATGATGAAGAAGTAGAGATGCCAGCTGCGGTGCGATTCGTTGAGAGTATGGTTGGTGGTGACTCATTAGCGATGCGGCGCAAGATTGAAGAGTGCGATTGTGGTGTCCACTTGGTTATCGAAACTGAGTGCCAGTCATGTGGTAGCGCAATTGAGCAGTTGATGCCTTTCACCATTGAGTTTTTTCGCCCTAGCGTTATTCCGAACCAAGGATAACGCTAAACTAACCGAGGTTTACACAAGCATTCTGAAGGAACAGGTGCTTCTGGCTATACACGGGAAGGTGTCGATTAGTGAGTCAGAAAGAATGTCCGCTCGTGATAGACAGAAGTTGTTAGAGATCGTAAGAGATTTACTAGATGAGCAGAAACAAGCGGCTAAGCCACCTAGCTCACCTGGGGCAAGAATGATACCTAGAAGGTGATGGGATGGCACGACCTCATAGCTTTTTGCAAAGATTTATAACGTCGGCATTCTGGCCAGGTTCTAGAGACGAGATAGTTGCTCGCTGCCAAGTTTGCGGGCGTAGTCGCATCTATATGCCGGCTGGTCACGAGAATATCGGTGAGCCGGTTTACTTAGTTGATGGTAAGCGCGTATGTAGAAAGTGCTATAGTGAGCAGCAGTTTGATAAATGGTGGAAACCGAAGGTAGTACAGGGTTAGGAGATTATCAGTATGCCCGGTCCTACTGAACAAGTGTTGAAGTGGATTGCTTCGTTCCAAGATGACGTAAGCGGGCCTGTACAATCCATGGCTGAAAACTTGCGTAAGTCGCTTGATCAAGTCTCACAGAGTACTCAGAATTTCCAAGGTCCGCCCTTCAGCGGTCTTGTAACTCCATCTGGTGCGCCCTTAGGTGGCGCTGGAATCTCTCCGGAATTTCCATCTGTTGGTGCAACTGCCGGTGGTGTTGGAGCACCCCCTGAACCACCACCCGTTGACGCTGGAGTCTCACCGGGAGGTGACCGTGGATTTATGTCACAACTCAACATTGCTTTTGAGACTTACTTTGGAGAGGAGTCTATGGTTGTTGAGCTTCTTCGTCGCATAAGTGCACGTGTGCTTACTGCTACAGATTTGCATGCATTGCTCAGACGTGTCGTCGCCGTCGCTAGAGAAGGTATACCACTTCAACAGATCATAGCTGCAGCCGTTGAAGGTTTGAGCGAAGTTATGGGTGAGGAAAGAAGCGAAGGAAGTGTTAGTAGTGCCGGTGCAAACGCTGCAGCTGCGGCTGGTTCTTCCCAAGTTGCTGCAGCCGCGGCATCTATGACTAAGCCTATTGGTATGCTGAGCGACGTCCTTGACGCTCTCACAGGCGGTGTTAAATCTGCTTTTGTGGCACTAAGACCTCTCACAGTGCTATTTTCTATAGCTTCAAAACTACTATCTCCTCTCGCACGTATGGCAGAAGATCTGTTAGAAGCTTTAATCGATCCTTTTGTAGCGGTGTTCGACGTGTTGAGTATACTGCTTATCCCTGTTTTCGAAGAGTTTTCTGACGTGCTGTATCCTCTTGCAAATTCTATGATGGAAGTAGCTAACATTTTAGTTAACCGTTTAGAGCCGGCTATGCATAGATTTGGTAATCTACTCGGTAAGCTTCTCGTCCCTGCTTTGATACTAGTGTCAGCTCATACAATAATATGGGCTTTTGGGTTGCTTGTCAAAGTCGTTGCTAGTTTGATCACTGCTACAATAGCTGGTCTCCAACTTATTAGACAGCTTATTGCTATGACAGTAGCTATGTTTTCGGCAGCTCTAGCAACAAAAGCTGCTACAGTAGCTCATAGCGCAGCCGCAGCAGCATTGGCAGCTCGTATAGGAAGCACTATAGCTGGTTGGGCAGGTTTGGGCAGCGTACTAGCTGGTATCAAAGTGGCAGCAGTGGCTATTGCAACGGCTTTAGGTATTTCTGTAGGATGGTTAGCAGCTATTGTTGTTGCTGTCATTGCCGCGGCTGTCGCAATCTGGTACTTTTGGGATGAGATCAAGGCGATGTATGGTAGTTTGTTTGAGGGTATGATTGAAGTTTGGCGTGACGTTGCAGCTGCGTTTGCTCCGTTGTGGGATGCTTTAGTAGAGTTAGGTCAACTTCTCTGGCGACTTATTCAACCGTCATTGAAGATAACGGTAGTGTTGTTGAGAATACTAGGTGTGATACTCGTAGTTTTAGCTGGTATCTTGGGAGTAGTGATAGAGAAGATTGTTAGACTCATCACTTTTGGTCTTAACCTTATTGTTGTTGTTGTAGAGAAGATTGTAACGATAGTAGAGTTTCTGTTTAGCTTTGTGCAGAAGGTCATCGACTACATATCGAATCTACCCTTCATGGGTTGGCTCAAGGGTGATGAAAAAGAGGTAGACGAGGTTATTGTGTTCGCACCTACTTATACGGGACTACCTTACCAAGCTACCTACGGCTTACCACCGCAACCCGCCCCGGCACCCGCCGGGGGAAAAGAAGATGATGTTAGTTTAGGCGGGACTAGCGAACTCTTGCAGGAGAGGTTTGCTAGTGCAACAAGATCTGCTCAGTTAGACAAAGCAGACATGATTGATGCAGTAGCTGAAGGTAATAGAAAGGGAGCTGAAGCTGTAGTAGCTGGGTTAGCTTCCAATCGTCTCAACCCTGATGACTGGCGTGACGTAGACTGGCGAGTAGCTAAGTTGGCAACCTTCGAGGAACATCAGTCCCGGAGTGTGATAGCATGAATGACCTGATTGATGCAGTAATGTTGTATTTGATGCAAGGACCGACTCAACTAGTCTTTCCGCTACAGGATGGTTTCTCTACTGGCTACACTAACGAAATCAAAGCAAGCAGTGGCGGCCGCTCGACGCACCCACTTGTTCATGAATGGCGAAATGGTAAGGTAGATGACTTTGATATTGAGTTAGATTTGGCGGCTGGTATGCAGGCGCAGATGCAAACCGCGAAGGAGTTACGAGAAGTTGCCGAGCAACTCCGTAATATGGCTCTACCAGGTGGTGTTGCTGGAAAGGCTAGACTTGATGCAGTCTCGGTAAGTGTCCTTGGTACTAGTGGCTATGCTTGGTTCCGGTGTTCGGCCTTCATCACACACATCAAGGAGCAGTGGATGCATCCATATGAGCTTTCTACTGGTGAGTCTATGCATGCGAAGATAACGTTGTCTATGACGCCTACTTACTCGCCTTATACTGGTGAAGGCGTTAAATCTGACCGCCACCCGAAGCGCCAGTGGCGTTTTGATCAACAACTTGCAGGTTAGGTATAATGGATAGATATAAATTAACAGCCGAATGTGTAGACGACCTCGTTAGCCCTGGTACTCAACGCAGGGGTTTGTGGGTTCAACCTGATATCGATTTAACTGGCGCAAGTACTTACGTAGTCACTGCCGCGGATCAAAAGAGGCTTGATCGTATTGCATACCAGGTCTATGCTGACGTGACTTACTGGTGGGTCATCGCCTTAGTCAACAACATTGGCAATCCACTCTTAGATATACCTGTGGGTACTGTATTAGTTATACCTACTGAGGAAGCTATTACGCAAGCTTTTATGGCATGAGCGAACTTTTACAAATGACGTTTGATGGTGAAGACATGAATGTCATTACGGATAGTACGTTTTTCTTGTATGAAGAGAAGCTTACGGGTTCTGCAGTATTCATGCTAAAAGTTGTCTCCCCGGATTGGAAGAGATGGGAAAAAATAGTTACTAGTCCCGAACCATATGACGCACAGATACAATGGGGTACTCAAGGAGAAGCAGGTAAGGTTGAGTGGTGCGATTGGCGAAAGATTCTCTGTTCTGATGTTGAGTATAGATTGAGTCTCGACGCAGTAGAATTGTTAATTCAAGGTACATGTGCTGGTTTTCGCTTGAGTGAGCGGATTAGCAAACTAACTTTTATAGATATGGCCATTTCCGATATGGTCAAAGAGCTGGCTGATGAGCATGATATGGATAGCGAATTAGAGGAGACAGCTGGTAAGTTTTCTTTTCGACAGTGCAGTTTACCAGATGCTCAATTTATAAGCCAGGTTCTTCTCCCCAACGCCGTCAACGCATCTGGGGAAGCGGATTATAAATTCTTCATTGACAATGGCGATACAGTAGTCTTCTCTACTTTGAAGAGATTGAAAAGAACTCGTAAGAAGTTAGGCCCTTTTGTAGCTCCGACACCTCTGAATAATCCTGGTTACAATGTTGCAACTTTAGACGTCTCTTACCGTCGGTCTTCGCAAAATGTAGCGGATAGTTTGTACAACGAGGTGCGCGGTTTTGATTGGCGGAAGAAAGAATTGCTTCTCTTCGATGCTAACGAGGATACCGTATCTACAAGTAAGTTAGCTAAGCAGAGTTTAACTGTGCCGAAGTTTCCCTCGAAGATATTGCTATCTGGCGATGCTACTCAAAAAGAGCTAGAGCAGTGTAGCACAGCAGCTTGGAGTAGAGCTTCGAAAGGTCTATTCCGGACATCTATAACGTTTCCGGTTATAACAGACGCGAAAGTTGGCGGACTGGTGAATCTTGCAGTTAAAGATCAACGTGGCGAAGACTACTGGGCTTCGGGCGATTGGTTGATCTATGGGATACGTCAACGTGTACGCCCTAAAGATTCTGATACTACATTGCTGTTGGAACGGAGAACGTATTACTAATGCGTGAGTTTCTAGGTTTATATCGCGGGATAGTCAAGGTAAATGATGATACTACCACTCAGTATCCATACCGCGGTTTGGTCAAAGTATACGTTCCGCAGATCTATGGTCAGCAGATTACTGATGAAGAGTTACCATGGGCGGAACCATGCTTTCCTTGGGTTGTGGTAGAGTAGGCGGTGTGCCGTTTGGAGTTGTTGCTATTCCACCTATCGGTGCTTCTGTTTGAGTGGCTTTTGAACATGGCGATCCAGAGTGCCCAGTTTATCTAGGTGGTTGGTATGGTGTGAAAGATGCAAACCCGGAGATGGGCGATGAAGCTAAAGTTGGATACCCGAACACGTTCATTATTAGGGATTCCACCGGCCCGGACGGAATGTGGATCCGGATCCAAAAAAACCATAGCATTGAATTCGTCTCTAAGAAAGACAACACTTTCATCCGAATCAATCGCTCTGGCAAGATCGAAGTTACCTCCGAAACTGCCAACATAGAGGTAACTGCTGCTAAGGGTGATGTAGAGGTAACTGCTAGCGAGGGTGATGTAGAGGTAGTAGCTAGTCTGGGTAGTATTAAGCTTCAAAGTGGCCACCCTGATACTGATCCGGAGGATGAGATAGACGATAGAACTTATCAGTCGATTGAGATAGTGCCGAATGAATCTAGCCCATCGAATTCTTCGACGACGATTCTAGCGAGGCGATTGAATATCATTGCTGATGTCCTAACCATTAGCGCTACTGAGCGGGCTACAATGGCAAGCCTGAAAGTAACAGGATTTGAAGATCACTGGATCGATGAGGATGCTGACGCATGAGCAATACATATAAGGGTGTAGCTTTACCATGGGGCCCAAGTGTCTCTAGTTTCATTGAACCTAAAGATGATGACGCTATCCTTCGTTCTAGCGTTATCTTTATAGTGTTGACTGGATTGGGTGAAAGAGTTATGCTGCCTGAATTTGGTAGCAATTTACCAGGATCAGTTTTTGAACCGAATGATAATGTATTGGCTGGCCTGATAGGCAACTCAGTTAGAGAAGCGTTACGACGATGGGACGATCGCGTCGAACTTGTTGACTTTCAAGCGGAACGACCGGATGATCATTCTCTTCTACTCAAAATTGTATGGAAGAACCTAAACGATCCGTTGTCGAAGAATTTGCAAGTGTTACAGTTACAGGTAACCGATACTGGAATTAGATTACTGTAGGAGTAGTTGAATGGCTGCGCCAAAGATAGATTATACTAACCGGGACTTCGATTCGATCAAGCTTGCGCTAAAATCGCACATACAAGCTAAGTTTCCGAATACTTGGCGGGACTTCTACGAGTCGAATATGGGTGTAGCTTGGCTTGAGTTAGTAGCTTACGTGTATGATATTCTAAGCTACTACCTCGACTACCAAGCAAACGAAAGCTTCTTGCCTACAGCTAGAGATAGACTATCGATAGTTAATCTCTGCAAGCTGATCGGTTATCAGTTGCGCACTGCTACAAGTGCTTCTGTAACGTGTACTGCTATACTACCAGCTTTGCAGGCGACTGATATCTTGATCCCAGTAAGCACTACAGTTACTTCAGCTAGCGGAGTCACTTTTCGAACTTTAGTAGAGCAGCGCATACCAGCTGGAGATCTGACAGCTGAGATTGTTTTCGTTGAGGGTGAGCTGCACGATGACTCTTTCACTGGTGATGGCAGTAACTTTCAGAAGCATAAATTGACGGATGCTGAAGTGATAGCTGGCTCAGTAGCAGTAGTTGTTGGCGGCACTACTTGGTCAGCTATTGATTCGTTAGTTTTAGCTAGCGCATCTTCCGAGGTCTATACAGTTTCTTACGATGAAGATGATTATGCTTACATTGAGTTTGGTGATGGTACCAACGGACAGGCACCACCGGTAAGTAGTGTCATAGCCGTCACGTATAGAGTCGGTGGTGGTATAAGTGGTAACATCGTCTTGAGTGGAATCGACACGACTATTACCGGCAACACAGATGCTTTTCCTTCTACCTCAGTGCAGGTAGCGTTAGCTAACGATGTCTATAGAGGTGGTGGTGGTGAAGAGAGGGAGACAATCGAACACGCTAAGTACTGGGCTCCCAGATGGGTAGCTACTAATGGTAGGGCTGTGACGGAGCAAGACTTCGATACTTTGGCTACTGCTTTTGTTGATCCTGTGTATGGCGCTTTTGCTTTTGCTAAGGCCAAGTTGCGCCAAGAGATTCCTGAGCTGAATACCGTTGACATCTACACTTGGGCTAGAGACTCTTCTGATGCTATCGTTACGCCAACGACGGTACTAAAGCAAGCACTTGAAGATTACTTCAACAACAACGGTGAAGGTGCAGTACGTATCATCTGTACTGACGTTGAAGTGCTCGATGGCTACAGCGTTTACATTGACGTCGATATTACTGTGACCATCTCTAGCTTATACGCGGCTGCTACAGTAAGCGACTCTGTAAGTGATGCGTTAGATGTGTTGTTTACTTCTCCGAATGCTATTCCTGGCGCGGCAGTTAGAATCAGTAGGATCTACGACGCTATACAAGATACCACCGGGGTAGAACACGCTGTTATCAATAACCTAACGGCTTCTTACTTGACTTCTGAGACAGTCGACACTGGTGATGCAGCTACTATGCTCTTTGCATTTACACTTGAGCTTGAGCCAGGGTTAGAGATTGTACCGTTTACTGTCATCATCACAGATGGTACTCAAGTAGTCACTGACGATGGCAGTGGTGGTCTCACTAGAGATGGCACTGGTACAGTAGATTACGAAACTGGTGACGTGAGTGTAACCTTCGCAGCAGCCCCAGCACTAGCGGCTTCGATTTCTGTTTCACACAGGCACGTCATTGATTACGTTAGGAATGAGGTAGTGCTCACGACCGATGGTACTACCGCACGGATGAGAGGTGCCCTAACTTATCCGCCTGCAGTACCTTATGATACCCTTACGGGCTTCAAGGGAATTGCTTTCACAGATGGCACTCAAGTAGTCACGGACGATGGTGATGGTGATCTTGCGGGAGATGTACTTGCGTCAGGTGCAAACATTATCGATTACGATACTGGATCCTTTGACTTCACTTTCGCTGCTACCCCTGCGAATGGTACAAGTCTCTGGGCTGCGTATATGCAGAAGCTAGAGACCCCGAGTGAGGATATACCAATCAACAAGACGCAACTGGCAGTGAAGGGTAGATACACTATAGCTACTCAAACGGAGTAAAGAGATGGATATAAAAGTCCCCCGTATACCTCGGAGTTGGATAATCCAAGAAGACTCGGTTCCTTTCACTCTACCTATACCTTCTTGGAGAAAGCGAGCTGATTTTGGTTTATTGCCTGCTGCCGGTGATGGTAGCAATCTTGGGATTACAGGAACTCTTGGTGCAAACTCCCCTAATTTGGTTGGTACATCTTGTAATAATAGTTTCGCATTAGAATATGCAAGAACACAATTTGTCTTACCAGAATGTTATGTAGCTGGTTCTGCTATAATATTAAGAGCACATGCTGTTATAATAAATGCTGCTTTTGTTTCGGCTAACATTGACGTGGAGGCTTATGTTTCTACTAAAGATACAGGTACAACTGGTGACTTGGTAACGACAGTAGCCCAAGCCCTTTCAGTTAATGTTTGGGCTGATGAGGATTTTGATATTGCTGGAGCTGGTTTAGTTGCTGGAGATCTTTTTGATTTGAAAATAGGCCTTCTAGTGACTGATAACGGTGGAGGTATGCCCCCTTGCCAGGCTTTTATTGGAGACACAAGAATGATGTTATCTATAAAAGGATAAGTCATGGCGGATGGAGATTATTTTATATCTAAAGTTACAGAACTTGCGGTTGAGGAGTTACTATAATGGCTGATGAGATTCGAACTACATACGCTTCAGGTGAAGACTTGTATGCTTTGATTTATAATGCAGCTGGTTTAGTCTGGCAGACGACAACTTCGACCTTTGTGGCGCAAGTCAACTTGAACCAAGCTAACTATGATATCACACTTACTGAGCAGGGTGCAGATTCTGGTCAGTATAGAGGTGATTGGCCCAACCATGCTAATATGATTGCCGGTGTCTATTCTGTAGAGTGTTGGCTTGCGGCCGCTTTACCACCCGTTCGAAACGATGACACCCTCATTGGTGAAACAGGAATTATGGAGTGGGATGGAACTGCGGAAATAACCAAGAGCGTTATCGATACGGTTGTTGATTCAATTCTTGATGACACTGGTACTAGCGGGGTAGTTAGTGTTACTGGTGCAGTTGGTAGTGTCGCTGGTAACGTAGTTGGCTCAGTCGGTAGTGTAGCTGGTAATGTTGGCGGTAATGTAGTGGGTGCTATTGGTACGTTGGCCGCGGCTGCGCAATTGCAAGTGAACGCTCAAGTTGATATCGCTCTCGATACTCCGATACCAGCTGGGCATACTGTAGGTAGTATCAACGATTATATTGATGCGCTGTATGCAACCCTTGCTGGAACCCCTGTGTTTGACGAGGATGTCGACAGTACTGGAGTGTCAATGACTGCGGCTAAAGCGCTTGAGGTGCTAGTAGCATTCTCGATGGGTAACGCTGTTTGGGATGAGACGACTAGAACTTGGTCAGTCTACGGCAGGGATGGTACTACTGTCATTGCTAATGTAGTTGTACAGAGTCTAGGCAATCGTGAAAGTAGCAACATCGTATAAGTGTGAGAAGCAATGGCTACTTGGCCTTTCGGAAATATCCCTGTCGGTCATGTACCGTTATACCACTTCCATGTTGGACATTTTCCACCAGATGCGTTAGCGCAATCAGTAGATCTCTACCATCTGTTTCCGCTTATCATGCAGACGCAAAGTCTTCTCGCTAGTGGTTTAGTAGAGGAGACAGACACTCAAGAGTCTATCCTTAAGAAGATTTGCTATGCTTTAGAACAAGAGTGTTTGCTAGAGAAACAGCAGATTGAAGCTCTAGTAGATTTAGTCAATCCCGAGGCGTGTCCATCTGCTGTCTTACCATTGATGGCGAATGCTGTCTGTTGGAACACTTTATTGGACTGGCCGGATGCTAAGAAGCACATGGTCGTGAAGTCAGTTGTGTTAGTATGGATGGTCAAAGGTCTCCAGAAGTCTTGGGATGCATTACTACGTTTACAAGGGCTCAATGATTACTCTGCTTGGGAGTTGTATAAGTCGATCATCTATGAGCGTTACAATTACTTTACCGATCCTGGTTACTACACTGGCCTTCGTGCTGCCAGAGTCGACTTTACCCTCCCTGGTGATCCAGACGCTCGTGCATCTATTACTGCATCGCAAGAGCGTATTGAGGTAGTTGAACCAGTTCGTCCAATTCATGTACTCTTGCGCCCATTTGGCGACCCGATCGATTCTGATTTAGCGGCCTCAGTTGACTTACCTACCGACTCTGTGAGTCTAGACGCTAGTGCGGCTTTCGAAGACGCTCCAGTAGCTTTAGTTGATACTTTGACTATTGCCCTCGCTTGCGTTGGTTACTGTGAGGCATCTTGCCAATCGATAGAAGAGTATGAGTGCCTCGGTGGTTGTGAGACTTCGTGCCAAGAGTATTCCGAGACGGTCTGTGGCACTTACGCAGAATCAGGCTGTCTCACTTCTTGTCAGTTGACTTGTCAGTTGTCGTGTGAGTTTACTTGTGAAGTATTATGCCAGACTGGTTGTGAGTTGAGTTGTGAGACTAGTTGTGAAGTAGGTTGTGAGACAATGTGCGAAGGTTCTTGTCAAGTGATAGCTGAGTTTGTTGTATTCTAGGATAGCGTATGGTTACTTGCGGGTCTACATGTGAAATAGGTTGCGAGACGACCTTTGAGATTGGTAGCGTATGCGGGTTGGATCTGTATTCGCTTCTACCTTTGATCATCCGTTATATGGATGCTCTCGCTCAAGGTGAGCAAGATGCTACGGTTGTAGAAGGTCATCTCAAGAAGATCGTCTACGCCCTCGAGCAAGAGACTTGCATTACTCAAAGTGAGATCTCTGGGTTAGCGTCTATCTTAGATGTGGACGCTTGTGATCCAGAATACTTGCTCTATCTCTCGGCCACTTTAGGAACTCTAGTTGGTGAAGAACCATCTCTCGGAGTAGACTTTCAGCGATGGTTCACTCGCAACTTGGTAGCTTTCTACAGGATCAAGGGTACTCATCCTTCGTGGGACTTCCAATTCCGAAGGTTGTATGGTTTCTGGCGGGGCGCTTGGGAACTGTGGAAGACTATCCCTTATGAGTTAGGTGACTATTCTCGATACTTAGATTACACACATCTTCTCAAATCGGCTAGATTTGACTTCTACTATAATGTAGATGGTTCGCCAGTCTTTCTCACACCGGCTGAAGGTGAAGAGCTTCTAGAGTACATCGGACCCGTGCGGCCAATCCATGTCTTGCTACGCCGTAACTTTAGAGATCATCTGTTAGAGGATACGGTAGCTTTACCGACGGATCAGTTGACTATTAACGTTTCCCCTTGTTTGTCAACTTGCGAATCTGCTTGTCAGTCAACTTGCGAATCTGCTTGTGAGGCGTCCTGTGAAGCAGCTGCTTGTGAAGTAGCTTGTCAAGCTACTTGCCAGTTGTATCAAGAGGGTTGGCACTGGGACGACTTTATCGGACCTCTTGACGATGCTATTGACGTCATAGTTACTTGTTTGAGTGCTTGTGAGGAAGGAGCTTGCCAAGGCTTCTGCGAACTTAGCTGCATGCTATCTTGCCAGATTGTTTGTCAGAGTTGGTGTCAGACTAGCGCAGAAGTTGATATACCTGCGTGTAGGTGGTCATGTGAAGCAGCTTGCCAACACGGCAGTTGTCAATACGGTTCTTGTCAAGCTTCTTGTGAGTGTTGTAATGAGATTGACCTCTACCCTGTAGAGATTTGGGGTGTGGCTGATCCTGCTGAAGAGGAAGATGCTAATGGTGACCCTGTTCAATTGATGGGGCGAGTTTGGTACCCTCATCCAGCATCTACTTTTCCACCTACACCAGTCGCTGGTAGTACGTCTTCGCTTACTAATGCTTGGTGGATCACGCCGGAGTATGCTGCTGATCCAGTAGCCCCATGGGCTGCTTACCCAGAGATAGTGCTTCAATGTGATATCATCGGTAATGGTTCTTTTTGGGAGGAGACTTTAGTACCAGCTTTGGGGCAGACGACTGAAGATAGATTAAATATGCTTAACGAAGACTGGTTGTGGTCTCGCTGCGTTCGCGGCATAGAATTCTACGAGGAGCATTCTGTCTTAGGCAACGGCTTCAACAAGTTATGGACTGGCGGTACTATGCCTGCTGACTTCTTAGCAGACTGGGGTGAGGGTGGCTTGTATTCCGAAGGTGGCAGCCTCTCTTTTAGACCGCATCCGTGCAGTGTTCGGATTGAAGCTAAACTCTCTGAGTATACTGGTATCCTCTATGGCTCACTAGATGAAGGTAGGAATTCTGCTGAAGTTGACGATGCCGCCCCGTTCAACGTAGGTGATGAAGTAATCATCTACGATGAGTCAGCTTACGAAGTAAACTACATCAACGACATAGATGACCACGGTGGTACACACCACTTGTACTTCAAGCAATCGTTTCTCCACGACTATACTGCAACGTATGGTCAACCGATCGTTGTTTTCCGTCCTGAGAAGAAACAGGCCGCTCTTGTTTGTGAGATGCTTGAGCCGGTAGATGACGATACTTGGTACGGCCGACTTGACGGTGATGTGGACCCAGATGTAGATGTCACTTACAATAGAGTTAACCATCGCAACCCTTCTATGGACTTCGCCGTTACGTTTAGGCAACCGCCGCCTAACGGAGCAGTCATTACTGTTTACTACTGCAAAGAGCGTGAGTGTCGGTACTCCCTTTTAGAGACTTACCAATCTATAGATGGTGTGACTCTCTATCTCAACGAGACTGCTGAGACTGACGATCCGCTGTATAGTGCGCTGCAATCCGCTGGCGGTGGTATACGTCCAGGTAGAATCACTGGAGTTAGTGAAGTATATGGCCCACCTTCCAGGCATACTTATTCTGGAATATACATAGACTCGGCTGGTGGTACATGGGGAAGTCCAACAAAAATACAATGTTTGGAAAGAAGGTCTGCCAGTGTTCGTTGGCATCCTATGCTGGTAGGAAGTTATGTAGGAGTGGTTGTAGATTATGCTGACGGAAGTTATACCGAGAGAGGCATCCTAGGCGGCGAGTCTATGGAACCCATTGTGTGTGATACCTAATGAGTGTACGAACAGCCTTTACTGATTTTGTTTCTTTTTGTTTCAAGAGGTATCAAAGCACACCATTTGGTGCTCCTTGTACTGGTGATGCTAATGGTTACTATTACTTATTGTCTCCTGGACCTTGTCCGATCCCTGACACAACTAAATTGCAACGCGGTTGTCGGTATGTACAGCATTGCTGCGTAGAATGCGAGCGGTGTGATTGTTGGTGTAATTCAACTGATGTTGATCCTTATACTGGTGAGATAACTGGGCTACAAGATGCTTCATTTAATATGAAAGATGATGGTAGTGGTGATTTTGAGCCAATGGAGGTGACGTTTAGTGGCGTGACCGCTTGCGCGCCCGGTGGCGATGCTTGCCGTCAATGGATCGAGGATAATTGGGCCGCGGTAGAATTAAACGATAAGTTTGATTTGGCGTTTGGCGGTAACATTGCAGGAAATAAATACTGTATTTGGTACTATAATGAAAATAAAACCGTGGACGGTTGCGATTACACACTATTGATTCAGTTGCGCGTTTCCTATGGCAACGGAACTTATGGAACGGGTGAATGGGTAATCAGAGCCTACATATCTTTTCCACCGCAAATCCCTGCGTGTATTTGCCCAGGCACGTACACTTTGTTTACCGGTCTTGCTACTGGTGCTGACCGTCCGTATTGTTCTGACGAAACAGTCACAATATGGAATGACTCAGTTTGTGCTGGCGGGATTATTCCAGAAGGGGCAGAGCATGGTAAATCCATAGTGTCTTGGGGTACCGGTGTACTTGATACTCCAGCAACTATGACAGCAAAAATTACTGGTAGCTTAGCAGCCTGCGCTGGTTGTACTCGTAAAGATATTGTAGCCGCAGCAATTGAGGACATGGAAGATCCTGCTGGAATAGTTATGGTGGCACGTTATTCCTGTTCGTGGACTAGTCGGTATCACGCCGTTCACGATGTACAAGGCGCATTTGCGAAAGGAACTGTAACACTTGTTGACCAACCGGTTGATAAAGATACTGTAACAATAGCTGATGGTGACAATCCAGCAGTAGTTTTCGAGTTTGATAACACTGGATCTGTAGTAGACGACAACATTCTTGTAACTATTGGTGCAACTAAAGAAGACACAATTGTGAATTTAATTGCTGCTATAAGAGCGGCAGATTTGAATATAATTCCGATAGCTTCGGAACCACCGGACAACGTTTGCAATCTCATACATAAAGTTTTGGGTACTGTTGGAAATGTTGCTATTACAAAATCTGATGTTGCCATATCTGTAACTGGGATGAGTGGGGGAGTTGATTATCTAAATTGTGGTGGGTGGTTTTGGATTTTAGGATTACGTGCCTCTGATGGTGGAGTCAATATAACTGATTGGATATTTAGTGCCAAGATAATTGATTTCAGACATAGAAAATCCGACTCTGGTATCTCTGGTTTGAATTGGCATTGCCGGCAAGATGAGGATACTCATAGTGTTTTTTATGGTACAGATACAACTGCACAATACTCTTGTGATAATCCTCCATCAATGAATAACGATAATGATTGTGCACACACGCACGATGGTGTGGCTGGCGATCCAGATCATTGGGAAGATTGTGCTGAAGGTGGTTCAGTTACTTTTACTGCAGGTTAATGATGAGTTGTAAGCATTTGACATCTAAGGGAAAATGGGGTTGGTGTAGCAAGTTCTCAGCTTACACAAACGGAGATCATTGTGCCAACTGTCAGCAGAATGGCGAAGAGTGGATTCAAGCATTCTTCAAGAAGCGAGACACTGATAAGACCACTCCTTTACCACTACCTCGCAAGGTTGCTAGTGGCGGAGCAGGTAGCAAAATTCTACGAGCTGGTTCCGCTGCTATTGGCAGGGCATTCGGAAAGGTGCGGGTTAGTGAGGAGCTACTTGCCTACAGGCAAGCTGCTTGTAAATCTTGTGAATTGTATAGGGTGGATAAAACTGGCTCTTGGTGTGGTAAACCTATCACTCAAGGAATACGTATCACTAAAGAGTCTAAGCTCAAGAAAGGTTGCGGCTGTATGCTGCTAGAGAAGTGGAAGTATGAGAATTATCATTGTCCTAGACGCAAATGGTGATTTTGGGTTACAACTTTGCTCGATAGTATCATATAATATAGTAACCAACAGAAAGGTTTTTCATGCAGTTACTTAGTGCGGATACTACTCCAAAACATCGTATCATACCTACTGACCATTGTGATGTGATGCATTTTGATGTGCGGGGTAAGAGGTTCGCTTTCGATACTAACTCAAACGCTTTGTTTCTCATGGATGATGAAGAAGTCAAAGTTGTGTACGAAGGTGTGAAGTACAAACCTGTGTTCCCTTACTACCCTCTCACGCAACCTGCATACCTTGTGATGGAGGCGTGCCATGCCTGCCAGTTCGCGTGCAAGTACTGTATGGTCCAGCAGTATTATCCAGGCATAGATATGCTCACTTTGGAAACAGCTAAGGAAGCCATCCATCTATTGTTTCCAGATGAGCAGGCTTTGCAGAAAGCGTCTATCGGCTTCTTCGGCGGCGAACCGTTGTTGAATTGGAAGTTGATGATGGAACTGACGTTATACTTCGAAGGTTTGGCTCACCCTCGGAAACCGCACTTTCACGTTACTACCAACGCAGCCGCTATAGATGAAGCTAAGGCGAAGTTTCTTAGCGAACATAACTATACTGTGATAGTTTCGCTAGACGGACCTGAAGAAGTACATAACACCAACAGAACGTACAAAAACGGTAAGGGTACCTTCTCTGACGTAATGCGCGGACTTATGCATCTCCACAAGGCCGGATTAGGGCCTAGAATAACGCTTAGAGCTACCTATACACCGGAGACTGGTTCATCTCTAGTAAAGAGTGTGGCTTTTCTCAATACCCTGGTGGAGAGCGGGTTTGCTCATTGGGTATCAGTTGAACCGGCGTTCCTAACTGAGAGTATGTGTTTTGATCCTTCGCAGGCTCGCCATGGCATTACTGATGTAGATATACAGGAACTCGGAAAGGCTTACGCTGAAGTTGGTGATTGGTTTGTAGCTCAAGTCAAGGCTGGTAAGCGGCCAGTGTTCCATAACATCACGAAGACCATCGAGCGTATCCTTTGGGGGTTGCCATATTTTACTGAGTGCGGCGCTGGTGTGGGTTACTTGTCGGTCAACTCCTCAGGCGACATCTTTCCGTGTCATCGCGAGTCTTCTGGCGCCATTGGTAACATACATAAGGGTGGCGTTGACGACGCACTGCAGGCGAAGTGGAAGGACAATAGAGGTTATCTAAGAGAAAGTTGTATGCAGTGCCCTATCCGTTACGTGTGTGGTTCAGGATGTAGAGAAGAAAGCTTGAACGAGAATAAAGATATACGTGTACCGTTTGACGCGGCTTGTAAGCTTAGGAGAATCTTCTTCGATACCTCGGCTTGGGTTATGTCTGAGTTGAGTCTTGAGGAGTTGAAGGCATTAGTGCCTATGCCAAAGGCATTGCAGCGTAAACCCGCACAGGACGCACTCAATCAACCAGCTGGAGTATCTATAAATGATTTACTGCCTCGTCAGAGAAGCGGGTGGCCTGGGCGATATACTGACGTCCATCGGGTCGCCAGCACACCGACTCAAAAAGGAGCAGCCGGAGAGTGTAGTGGTTGCACTTCTCCCAGCAGAGTTCCTTGAGATAGCTTCTCATCTTATCGGAGTAGATGAATTGGTGTCTCTTGGTAAGCTGCGAGATATACAGCCTGTGAGACGGCGGCGAGACGATCCGTTAGACCCTGAAAAGGTACCGTACCTTATGCCGTTGACGAAGTATCCAGATGCAAAGTGGATCGACCTTTTTTGCCCGGGTTACTTATATGAGAGTACCCATCCGTCGAGCTTAGAGTTTAGCCGATCGCAGCTGTTTGCTATGGCAGCTGGCGTAAGTAACGTTGCTAACGCCCGGCCACATTGGAACTTCAAGCATGGAGTATCAGTTGATGAGAGACCGCGTAGACGGATTGGTGTACAGTTTCGAGCAACGTGTGCAGCTAGGTGTCTACCTTTTGATAAGTGCACTGACGTTCTGAAAGAGTTGATTGATCAGAAGTACGAAGTCTACTACTATGATTGTGTGCTACCAGGCTTTCGGGTACCTGATGGTGTTGAGTTAGGTGTTGGCAAGACTGTGCCGCAGGTTGCTGAGTCAGTGTTTCAGTGCGATCTAGTGCTTACTGTAGATAGCTTCTTGTTCCATCTAGCTGCAGCAGTGAACACGCCAGCGATAGGAATCTTCGGGCCAACTGACGGAGGTGCGGCAGATGCTTCTTACACAGAGCATTCAACTCTAGAAGGTCACGGAACGAAGTGTCCGATAGCGTGCAACTACAATACTGCGAAGGGTTGGAATAAGATTTGTCGGACAACTGGTTGTGAAAGGATGCTGAGTATCACAGTCGATGAGATCACAGAAGCGGTTCAGAGGCATTTTGCTTTAGTTGATAGTGAGCTATAATATATAATGAAAGTATTGGTAGCACTCTTTACGCATAACCGACCCAACTTGCTTAGAGCATGTACTGACTTCTTGTTACAGGACTGGCCGGAGGATTTCTCACTTTTAGTGTTGGATGATTGTAGTACTGATGCTGATACCCATGAGTATCTGCGACCGCTAAGAAACGCGGTGAGAAATCCTGGCACTGGCGACGTAGAGTCGATCGTAGAGAACATAATCAGTGTCGAGAGTACATTACCTCGAGGGACTTATCATGATCGAGCTATGCGACTAGCCCTTCTACGGTTTAGAGCAATGGATCTGTTTTTACAGAAGGATCAGTACGACTACTTGTTCTTCAAAGATGACGATGTCTTAGTCTCACCGTTAGTTATCAAAGAAGCTATCGACGACTACGAGTTTCTTCGAAGTACTGATTACGCTAAGATAGGTGCGTTGACTCTGCATGGCATATGCTCCCAACGCGGGCATCTGTCAACGCGTGGTAAAGTATTCGCTGAGTTAGAGATCACTGGCGAAGCTAATGTTCTCTTCCACAAAGCAGTTGCTTTGAAAACGGGTAATCATTTTGCTGTGGTCAAAGGTGGCTTTGCCGACACACAGTTCAAAGCAATTAGGCAAGTAGGCTACAAGTATTATGATAGAGTATGGCCACCGTATGAGGTGCAACATCTCGGTATAGGGCCTAACAGTTCTACTATTCATCAGATGGAGCGGACACCACAGTGGAATAGACAGCTCTATCGTTGCACTTATAGGAGACACGATAGCGGTGAGTTAGTAAAAGTAGATGGTTTTGACTGTGCTCTCTTCGAGAGTTTAGCTACGCGATACGGAGCGGAGCGAGCAGTTTTAGAGTATAGTAAACAACGTCATGGAGTTAAAGATGAAAAAGCAACGGCAAAAGCTTCCACTTAGCGATCAACTAGAGAAAGTCAAAGGGCACGTATTGATTGAGGTCAAAGATCTCAAAGGCAATGTGGTGGACAAGCGCGAGATGTCTAACCTAATTGTCAGTGCCTTCAGAGTCAATATGCTACACGCCCTCGGCAGCGGTCTTCCCGGGACTGCCTACCAGATGGATAGATTCGAACTTGGTACTAGTGGCACTGCACCAGCCGTTGGCGACGTCAGTGTGACTGCTCCAGGTGCCGGGTCAGTATACGTAGCTATCACTAGCGCGGCTACACCTACTGGAAGCGATCCCAATAAGGTGAAACAATTCCAAGGTACGCTAGCTGCTGGCTCTGGCAATGGTAACACTTTCCAAGAGTGTGGCCTACTGATGACTAGCAACGCGCTTGTAGCTAGGCAAACTTTTTCTGCTATGATCAAGAGTAGCAGCTTCACGTGGACACTTACGTGGACACTTACTTGGCCCTAAGGAGATGACTATGCGCGGACAGGTTGAATTGACAATCCAAAGAGCAGACGATCTACAGGTGGTAGACATCATCCGTAGTAGCAACTTAGTTGTTGACCAAGGCTATGGTGAGATGTTAGATATCTTTACTGGTGGTAGCCTCACTAAATACCTTCGCTACATGCAGTTTGGTACTGGCATAGCAACTCCTGCAGTTGGCGATACTACTTTGCAATCGCCAGTTAATCCGGTCAAGGCGTTCGCTACAGTAGAGTATGAAGATGCTAACTATCTAGTTCGTCTAACTGCTTATCTCTTAGCTGCAGAAGGAAACGGTTTTAGAATTACTGAAGCTGGTCTGCTCACTTTTGGTAGCAAACTGTTCGCTAGGGCTACCTTCTCAGGGCAGCAAAAGTCAACAGATTATCAGTTTCAGTTCCGCTGGGAGCTTTCTTCTTGAAAAACTTTTGTTTCACCAACTTTTTCTCTTGATGTTTGTCCGATTGTATCATATAATATAACTATGGGTCAAACAATTTTCTATCTTTAGCAGAAAAGGAGTGCAACAATGCCAGAGGCTGATAAGAAGAAGAAGTTGTATACGTTGGATCAAGGCAAGGAGAAACTCGGCCGGATGAACTTCTGGCACGAGGATACGTACGTACACAAGCTGCAACTTGTGCCTATTCCAAAAGTGCGTGGCACGACTGTAGGGCTTCGCCGAGAAGCCGACGACATCACCTACCCAGTGTTAGATCGCTACGGGCTCAAACGCATCACGGGTGTGCCAGTTGACATGCTACCGGAGTTCGAAGGCAACGAAGAACTCTTGAACAGCATCCTTCAACACTGTCTGCGTAAGCGAGCTGGTGAAGGTGTGCGCCTTTCAGGTAGTCACTACGGCATCTCATCTGTGCAGGAGGACAGAGGGCCGTGGATCGATCCGAACGAAGTCTATGACATCGTCACGGATGAGCTAGGTGGCGGTAGTCTAACCGAGGGACTTATCGTTGACCAGGGTAGTCTGAAGTTTCGAGTCATTGGTGACCATACGCTCGAGAGACCGAAGCACGAGGGTGACATCGTTCGTTCAGGATTGGCTATCAAGATGAACGGTCAGTTGGAGATAGGTGCGTACAACCTACGGTTAGTATGCACGAATGGCGCTATGAGAGCGTACGAAGCGTTCCAGGCAGTGGAGATCATCAACCTGAAGCCAGCCATCCGTAACCTGGTGCAAGCGCAGCACGCGCAAGCAAGGGAGCTCACTGAGAACTTGATCTCCTTGGATGACAAGCCGATCGTTGGTAACCGAGAACAGTTGTTAGTGCAGCTGGGTCGGCAACATCGACTGCCTCAGTACTTTGTCAACAAAGCGCTGGTACGACTACCTGAGATTCCCCAGGATGCAACTATGTTCGACTACGTCAACTTGCTGACGGAGATCGCTAGAGACATGTCGCAGGCAGAGCAGACGCAGATAGCTCTGGGCAATGTGATGACGGCGTTGGTAGCCAATCACACGCCGAGATGTTCTAGCTGTAGCCAGTGTCTGCCACAGCAGACGAATTAGTCCTTCTGCTAAAAGGCGCTCTAGTTTCGGTTCTAGGGCGCCTACGGTTTATGAACTTATGTACGGGTCCACAATATAAGGTGGAGTCTGTTGGAGATGATGCGGACGATGACGGTTGGACGTAAGCTTATAGGCGCCCAAGTTAGGCTGAAATCTGCCACGAGTGACCATTGTCTCTTACAGATAAGAAAACTGTTGAACTTTGGTACCAGTGTTCAACATGTAGAAGGTGCGAGCCCTTCCTCGTGCACCAATACTATGGCGGGAGCGCTCAATAGTACAAGCGCTAATCGATGGATATCCGTCGAGGGTTAAGCACAGTTCTCTAGAGCATTGTGTTGAGGGTTAGAATCCCTCTCCCGTCACCGACACTCACGCCGGTCCAGGACTTTGGAGAGGAGTAGTGATCAAGTTCGTAGAGCCATGGCAACCCTGGCGATTGATTGCTGCATTTGTTCCTCTAGGTGGTTTGACTCCAGCTGCCGGACTTCGTTGAACGTTTACTGTTTCGTTTCACTTTTTTCCAAGAAGGGAGCACAACTATGTGCGAAGATCAAGGTCAGGACCAACCGCAAGCCGAGCCCCAGGCAGAACCCGCTGCCCCCGCTGCCCCCGTAGCACCGCCCGTTCCAGTCGTAGCACCGTCCGAGGCACCTCCGGCACCCGTAGCACCGCCTGATGCCCCCGATCCAGCTGCGACGGGACAGCCCGGCATCTAGTGTTGGCCCAACGGAAGAAGCTCTGCAGCAGCAATGAGCTAAGAGGAAACCCACGTGGTAAACCTTGGACTACGACCTGCTGGAATATGTAGATTGAAATAGGCTACGTCTGCAGAGCGCTCTCTTAGAAAGGAGAACAAACAGATGCCAGAAGAACAAGCGGTACCTCAACAACCAGACGACACTGCTAAGCAACTCTGCCGGCCGGTGAGCTGGAGTGAAATTACTCTAGAGCAGAAGGTAGAGAGGATGCGAGCTGAAGTCAAAAGGATGCAATTCCAGTTGGCTACTTTGCAGAACGGATCAGAGCAGATGCGCAACCACGTGCACGCTGATGGTCACATTGCGTATAAGTGTGACCATATGCCCTTAGGGTCAGGTGGCCTAACACAGTCTGGGATAGACCAGTACTTTTAGAACTTTATGAGCTCTACTGCTTAGTGAGCTAGTAGGTGAATTGTGAGTAGGTCAAAGGAAAGCATTTCATGCGGAGGCTCACAACCCGGGATGAGATTAGTCTCCTCGTCTCATATAGAGAATCATTGTTGGTTGGAACCCAACCAGTAACGCTCTTTGAACTGAGTTATCCCGCGCAGCACTTCGGTGCAGCGAAAACGGGCCGCTAGGATGGGTGTACGGTTAACCTTAAGCTCCTTAGGCAACCCTCCCGCGCGGGATAACTCTCTCGATTTTAGTGTCCGTGGCAGCTGCGACAAGCAGCTAAGCAGATGAAGGGTTGGCGGTTGAATGAAACGTTGCCATTGATAGCTAACGCTTAGGTGAGACAACTGCGAGTAACCTGAAAACCGAATAGTGGATGAAAAGACCACTCACGGACCGTCAGAAAGGAACACTTGATGTGCCAAACATGCGAATGGGAGGACTACGTAGTCAAGATTGAGGAGATGCTTGATAGTCGCAAGTATGATTGGGCTAGTGTGTTTCTCAATAGCGTACACGACCAGGCACAAGAGAATGAGCATATCTCAGATGGGCAGAAACAAGGCGTTGATAATATAGAAGCCGCGGGAGATAGATAATGTGTGAAGAACTAGAACTGAGTGAAGAGGAAATCGAACTGCGTAAAGAGGAAATACATAAGCAAGTTGTGGCACAAGGTCTAACAGAATGTTTCACCTATAGGTACGAAAACTTCCAGCGTTGCAAGGAATGTGATTTTAGGCAACAATGTGAGATGGGTTGCAAGTTGCACAAGATGGTTGCTGAACGGGAGGAAGAAGTACATAGGCGGGCTGAGGAACGAGGTCTGACAGAGTGCTTCGCCCATCAGTACGGAAGCCTCCAAAAGTGTGAGAAGTGTGATCTCAAACAGCAGTGTTCTGTGAGGTACGATTTGAACGAGATGAAGGAACAGAAGGAATGGGAAGATTGGGTGATGGCACAATTTGATGAGGCAATGAAACCTTTGATGTCAATTGCCTGTGCTATGCGTTATGATAAACCTTCTGAAGACCTTTCCCAGGAAGAGTGGGATCTGTTGTTTAACCAGACTTATGACACCCTTTCCAATCTCTTAGATTTCTATTTAGAAGTGAAGCCAACACAACAGAAAAAGGAGTAAGTGAAGTGAGTACCACCCGACTCAGCAGCGATCTGTATTTGTGGAATCTAGCTTTCGCGGCGAGCAGAAGAGGCACTTGTGATCGTTTCAAAGGGGGGTGTGTTGTGGCTAGAGAGGGGATACCAATAGTGACTGGCTACAACGGTTCTGCACCAGGTGAACCACAGTGTGATGAAGTTGGGCATGATATAGTTGAGACACGTCGCTTGACAAGTTCAATAGGACAGACCTTTGATCACCCTCAGCAAAAGTTCTATAGCAAGACTGAGGAACATTGTGTTCGCACCATTCACTCTGAGATAAACGCTATCATCAATGCCGCTTACTTAGGAGTTAGTCTTCTATGTTGTGAGTGGTATATGACTGGTACGCCGTGTGCTCGGTGCAAGAATGCTATCGCTAGACTCCGGCCAATCTGTCTCTTCTGCGTGGTAGATCAAGGTGGAGTAGACGATGATAAAGTAGCTCTGCTAAAATGGTGGCACGATAGAAATGTGTCACTGACTATACATACTGTTGAAGATCTCAAGCTTGCAGGAGTTGAAGTGTAGCATGAAAAAGATCAACTCACTCTTTCGTATGCTTAGACGCAAAGGATTTGTGTTAGTTGAGGCGGGTGATATTGTTCAAGTGCAGTATATTGGGCTTCTGCTATATTTTCGATTACACGGTCAAGGGTGGTGTAGTTTCATTACGTCTATGGCGTTCTGGTTGGGACCGAGGAGAAGTTTTCATTGAAGGTATGGGGTACGAGGGTGGGTACAATTAGTTGGAGTTACAGCTAAGCAAAGGGGTAAGGGATGAGCAAAGCGAAGGCTGAAAAGCTTGCAGATTACAGTGGTGTCCTCTTGAACATATGGATTCCTTAGGGTACGATCATTCAAAAAATCTTTGGGTAGGGATTTTTTCATAGGTTTCACTTATGGTAGATAGTATGGAAGCTGGATCAATAAACAGAAGGGAGTAAGAAATGGCTAAGGAAGAGAAGTGTAAGAGATGTGGTCTTGAGATACCGCTAACCTCGAAGGCCCATGTTTGGGGTGATCATGTGGTTTGTTCTGAGTGTTATAGTGTATTGTCTGATCCGCCAGCGGTGGCAGAGGTCTATCAACCAACTTCTGACGACAAATCGATGAGTCTAATCGCACACCTTCTAGCTTTATTGACCGGCTGGATCGGCACGCTCATTCTGTACTTAGTGAAGAAGGACACTGCTACGCCTTGGGTGAAATTGCATGCCAAACAGGCATTGATGTGGAGTCTGGTGTACCTCGTCGTTGCTGTTATTAGTATCTTCATGTTTGTTCTTGTCATTGGGTTCGTGACCCTAATGGTCGCTGCGGTACTGCACATTGTATTTCCGATTATCGGAATGGTCAAGACCAACAAGGGGGAGAAGTTCTTGTACCCCTGGGTGGCCAACTGGTTCTGTAAGGAGGAGATCGCAGCGGTGTATGGCGAGGCTGCGAGGAAAGTAGCTCAACGTGTTCGTCTGGCAGAAATCAAGGAAGGAGCAAACTGATGTACTCTTATACTAATCAAAATCCTTTCCCGGTTCTTATACCAGACAAGTACGGCGGTATAGTGAACAGTGTAGAAGTTCCTTCTACGGATGCATGTCTTTCTAGATTTTGCGGTTCTTGTAAGCCCACTAAGGTTGTAGGTACAGTAATGTGGAACAGAACTCCAATTGCGTCTGTACCTTGGATCTGGCATAAGGAATCCCTCTATGATGCCTTGGCCCAGTGTTCTAACTTTATCTTCACTGCTACGCAGAGGAGACAAGGTAATTGGATCATCGCAAGCTTAAGCGTTTGCAACACCTTTGAGTGCCTAGCGAAGTTTAATGGATTGGACGGTGACGGTGTTCAGAAGATCGGTTCTATTGGTGAGTTCGCCGTCTATCAAGATGTGCATTATGCATCACGCAACTTCTTGATGGTTAATTCCGATGTATATGTGACGGGTTCGATTACGTAAACTGATACGGAGCGTACTGCTTTAGAAGGAACAACACATGAGTAGGAAGGTGGCGACTACGGCCTATGATTTATGAACTAGGTTTTCTGCAGAAAGAGAATTTGTTGCTGGAGATAGATAATGAGTATTCGCCCAGATAATTGGATTGTGATGATGGCTAGAAGAGGTATGATCAAGCCCTTTGAACCTAAGCAAGTACGTGAGGTAGGTGGTGAGAAGGTTATCTCCTACGGAACTTCCTCTTACGGTTATGATATGAGAGTGTCGAATAAGTTTCGTATCTTCACTAACGTACACGGATCGATCATCGATCCTAAAGACTTCGATCCGAAAGCGTTGATAGAGTTCGAAGGTGACGTCTGTTTGATACCACCTAACAGTTTCGTTCTAGCACTGAGTGTTGAGTGGTTTGACATTCCTGCGAATGTGTTGACCATCTGTGTTGGTAAGTCTACTTACGCTCGTTGTGGTATCATTGTGAATGTTACGCCGTTTGAACCAAGGTGGCAAGGGTACGCGGTATTGGAGATCTCTAACAGTACACCTCTTCCAGCGAAGATTTATGCAAACGAAGGTTTAGCACAGGTTCTGTTCTTCGAGAGTGAGCATCAGTGTAGAACTACGTATGCTGATCGTACCGGAAAGTATCAAGGTCAGACTGACATAACACTAGCTAAGGTTTAGCATGAAGAAGATCAACTCTTTCTTTCGTATGCTCAGGCGTAGAGGGTTTGTGTTAGTTGAGTCTGGTGACATAGTTCAAGTGCAGTATATCGGAAGAGGCGGTAAGATATCTTCTGTGCACCTCTTCCGCCCAGTGATAGATGGTTATCTTCGTCGAGGAAAGAAGCACGAGTTAGTCACGGAAGTGATAGCACGAGCTCGTCAGAAAGGGTAAGATGCCCGCGTCCATTATCGTTGTAAATCATATCTACTCTTTCCTTATACCAGACTTAGCCGATGCTAAAGCCATCGCTGAAGTTGCAAGGAATGCTGCCTCTTGGACTGATCCTGATGCGTATTTCTCTCAAGCTTTCAAGAATCATCACTGGGATGGTAAGCATTACTTGATGACAAAGAAGAGCCTTCGCTTTCCTACAGGGTTGCTAGTTATTGTAGTAGAGGCTATAGAGAACGAAGGTTTTGAGGTAGATGTTGTATACGAGGATATGGAGTACCCTAAGATTGAGAATCCGTTAGACGTTTGTGGGCTTGAAGGCATCGAGTTGAGGGATTACCAGAAGGATGCTGTGCTAAAGGGTATGAGTTGCAAGCGAGGCTTGTTTCAGTTGCCCCCTGGCTCTGGTAAGACAGAGATAATGATTTCGTTAGTAGCTTCGATGGATCTCTACCCAGTGATATGGCTTACCCACACTAGGGAGTTGTTAGATCAGACGCACGCTAGATTCCTTAGACGTATGCAGTATCGCAAGAAGATCATTGGTAAAGCCGGCGATGGTGTATGGCAACCAGGTGATGTAGTAGTAGCTACAATACAAACACTCTATAGTAAGCGGAGCGAACCGAAGGTTGCTAAGCTTCTCAAGGAGGCTAAGACGGTTATCTCAGATGAATGTCATCGCGTTCCTAGCGATACATGGTACAACTCTTTGATGAAGTGCCACGCACCTTATCGGTTCGGATGTAGTGCTACTCCTCTAGACCGTAGAGACGGAACGGATTTATGTTTGCTAGCATCTGTAGGTGATGTCATCTATCAGATGACTCCTCAGGAAGGTGCTAAGCTTGGCGTGTTTGAAGTACCAACAGTCTACTTTGTGAACTACTTGCCAGCTGAAGCACCTCAGAGTGTTTGGAGTGGAGATTGGGCTTTCATTTATGATCAACACATTGTAAACAACGATGCTCGTAATGCAGCTATAGTTGAGATTTGTAAGCGAAAGGTTCCTCAGAATGCTCAAATCCTTCTGCTCATACGCAGAATTGAGCATGGGCGAGCCTTAGAGGCGCTACTCCAGCAAGAGTTTGACGATCATGTAGATTTCATCTATGGTGAGACACCTGGACCTATTAGAGATGAAGCTATCCAGAGGTTTCGTAAGCGGATCACTAGAGTTTTGATATCGTCTTCGATTCTAGACGAAGGCGCTGACGTACCCGAGATCGATACGGTAATCATTGTCTCAGCTGGCAAATCGGCTATCAAAGCCATCCAAAGAGCCGGTAGAGGGATGAGGAAGATCGACGAGGAGAAGAATCTCGAGGTGTACGATTTTGTAGATCGTAGTCATCGGATTACGCATAAGCATAGTAGAGCGCGTCGTAAAGTTTATGCTACTATCGGGGAAGT